GAATAACTGTTCTAATCAATATCAGAACCATGCAAATTGAGCTAACGAGACAGATAAAAAGAAACTGTTACGCCTACGCTCACAAACACAGACAAACAACAAATGTCAATCACAGACACAAAACAACAAACTTTCGGTTGGGATTACTCACCATACACTTACTCATTTGATTACATTTTAGGAGCTTTTGGGGCCCGCTTTCCGTGTACAATCTTTGTTAACGCAAAATTCTTAAGTTCGTTACGAGTTTTATTTTCGAATTTCTTCTCTCGAGTAACTACCTTCTTTAATTTCTTTCGTTGTGACTTAAAGTCAGCACCGTTCGGTTGTCGAATACGGCGCGTATTGCGCATAGGCGGAGCGTCAGGAACACCTGCACGGGTGTTTGACGCGGGCTGATCAAAAGAATCATACGCACCTGCGGCGGCTCTGGCTGCCATGCCTAAGCCCTGGGCTATTGGATGCGGAATCATCGGAAGAACCGATGCTGCCAAATTGACAGCGCCTTTAAACCAATCACCAAGGCCGTTCTCATTAAACGGAACAGCCACCGGCAAGGATTGCGATATTACACTATAAGCCTCGAGTGCTCGAATATCATACTCGGGACTTCGTTTTGCCGACACGATTAAATCGAGATCGTCTTGAGTCGGAAAACGCTCAATATAAACTATATAATTAACAGTCAATGTCGTCGACGCGGATAAACCGGTAAAGAAACTTCCAGACATATCAAACTCCGTCCAGTACACTGACGGTACTAAAGCGCGTCCACTAGGAGCAGTGGTATTCGGCGCATTGGAACGGGTTGTGTTGGGGAAGAAAACTGTTGAATCAGTTTGCGACGTATTATAGATTAAAGGTTGAGTAAAATTAACTCCTTGAGCTGGCACATCAGGTGTATTAAATACAGCCACATTATATGTGCCAAGCTCAGCAGCCCAAGACTTCGTTCCTGCGAAGAGTTGAGCCGCCGCAATTGTCGGCGGAGGAGCGGGGATAGCAACAACTGATGCGCCACCGTTGTAACTTTGTGTATCTGAAGCTACAGTATTCGATATCATCCAAGTAGTTCCATCATCATTCTGAGGGATTGGGATTCGATACACGGTGACGAGACCTTGTTTGTTTAAGTCAGAAGTTGTGTTGCATATCTCCATAGCCATCGCAACAACTCGGGAATTTCCAGCGAGGTATTGTGACGGAATAGTATTAGCCGTGTTGCTTATCAACGGCGGATTATTAAACGCTGTGATCGGGCAAGGTAAACCAGAACCGGTGGCTATCACTTGGATACCACCTAGTGTCGAAACGACACCATTATTAGACTGATTAATCGCGTTATTAGCGCCTGCCTGTGTGATCGCGTTATTATAACCCACGGGATTCAACCACGGTAGCATTACAATATTACAGTCCCAGTTCGCCGTTGTTGATGTTAACGGCGAAGCGATTTGATATGATTGTTTTACGACTTGTATCACTGATGCCGATGCAGTAGTGTCTGGATAACCACAGGGGGTTAATAAGGTGTCATGGAACGGATCCAGAGCTTCCTTTAGCCACTCTTCACCACATGGCGTGATGCCAGTCCGCGCCGCTAAGGCGCCTAAGATTTTATCGCTTCTGGGTACAGAAGCCATTGTGTGCGTAACTTAACAAGTACAACACACTAACGATTTAAGAAAGTTGATAAGCTGCGTATAGATAGAGACTTCGACTACCTGTGCTTCTTCAACGTCGTTTATAATATTATCGATGTTAATAGTTGGCATTATCTAAAATTTGTTCGAGGTCAGACCGGCTAAGCCCTCGGACGCTGGGATCTGACTCCAGCCCACAATATAATTTGCTCAACTCTTTATCACTCATCATTACGTTAGCAATTTCCGCATAGGTCATAAGTTCCCCGGTTTTCGGAATTGCTACGCTACCATTAAGTTTGTCACCATACATGCGCCAAACATAGTTAATAAAATCCCACAAAACTTCTCTTGTTTTTAAACACCCCCATGATTCAATTCGGAGAGCGTAAGCTCGAAGTAAAGTCCAACGCACATCACCAGTACGATGATCGTTGGCATGAAGCAAAGAATCCATTATGCGTTCATGTTCTGGGAGGGGTAAATACACTTGTAATTTCTCGTCATAACGAGTAGATTGAGAAAGGAAAGAGAGTTCTCTTATCGGTTTTGGCTCCCAGCATGGTGTCTTAGTTGTCACACCAATGCCCGACCAAATTGCCGCAATATTTTTGGCGTTATACCAATCAATGATCTTTTCAGACACAGAGAATGTATTGTCATCACCATTAAGTAACATTTCGATCCAATCACTAAAGTGAAAGTATGTACAAGTTCTACCCCCAATCAATTCCATTTCTTGTTCGATGGCTATTTCATCTATAGACTCATCATTAATTCTCGCATTTCTATTTAAAATTAGCTGCAGTTCAGCATAACGAGCATTATCACCCGAAAACTGTTTTTTCCACTGCACTATAAATGCATAAGCAAGTAAATGGTACAATATCATAGTATTGTCGACAATCGTATTTCCTTGACCTGAAGGATTGCCTGTGTTCTTCACAATAATGTCACCCAAAGGCGTGACCATAATACTGTGAATCACATCATAGTATAAATTATGCATTCTCCACATATTCTCTTCGGTTTGATATTCTGGACGCAGAAACCGAAATCTGGTATCGGCTTGATGCCACAGCGCTTGCTGAAAAATTGACGCATCATAATCACTTTCATCCAATTCAAAACCCAAAGGGTGCTTCTCTAATTTAGTTATTGCACGATTCCATCCACCATAATATTTGGTCGCACCCACAAAGGATGCAGTCTTTAGA